AAACGATGAAATGTCATGGGGACTTGACGCAAGCCTCGAACTCGCCGATCATCTTGCACTCGTACTGGACATACACCATCACTGGGTCAAAGAGGGAGAATATATTCTACCAACAGATGATAGATGTAAACGTATAATTGATTCTTGGCGAGGTGTTCGTCCTGTCATTCACTATTCAGTATCACGTGAGGATTATCTTACAGGACACAACCTTGATCAAATGCCCGATCTGAATACTCTACTAGAGTCAGGGCACAAGAAACAAAAACTTAGGGCACATTCTGACTACTACTGGAACAATGCTGTTAATGATTGGGCCATCGAACATCTATCATGGGCTGATATGATGTGCGAGTCTAAAGCAAAAAATCTTGCGTCCTTCCAATTACATGATAAGTATATAGAGAGGACTTAAATGTTAGACAAGATTAAAAACATGTTCGGTAAAAAGCCCGAACCCAAAAAGAAAAAATCAGCACCGAAACTTAGTGAAAAAGAAAAAGCAACTAGAGCCGGGGAGCCTTGGGTATCTATTTTAAATGTAGATGTCAATCCTGATGATATAAACAACGGTGCTTTTGAAATGGATTGGAATGATAAGTTTGTATTGAATCTTATTAAGGCAGGTTACAAAGAAAAAGAAGACGATACAGATGAAATGATTGTAGACAGATGGTTTCAACAAGTTTGTCGCAATATTGCACTAGAAGTATATGAGCAAGATCAAGCAGATCCTTACAATAGAAAAGATAAAGATCCTATTACCGGTGCTGACATGAGAGTTGTCAGCAGTAAAGACATAGGTGACGGAAGGTCGGAGGTAAGTTAATGGAAAGGATAGTGTTTTGTAAAAAATATCAAGAGGAACTTCCTGCAATGTCATTTCCACCTTTACCTGGACAAGCCGGTATAGACTTAATGGAAACTGTATCTCAAAAAGCCTTTGATGCATGGAAACTGCATCAAACTACACTAATCAATGAACGTAGACTAGACTTGTCTATTGCTGAGAATAGAACATTCCTTATTGAAGAAATGCATAAATTTTTCGATAACAAAGAAGTTGCTCAAGCAGAAGGTTTTGTAGATCCAAACAAAACATTGGACAATGCAGTTCAGTCATATCAACCTCCTTTATCCGATAATAAATAGTCTACATGACTAAGCATAACCTAGATCAAGGGTTTATCCCCTATAAAGATGACATAATTAAATGCATTAAGACGGAACTAGATAATCCCCATGGACCTAGTTTTTCAGGAAGTATGCACACTTCAATATTGTTGGGAGCCGATGCATATAAAGAGTATTTTGAAATTCACGGCTATAACTTTTCAATACAATCATACATAGGGCCCGGTAGAAATTGGGTAGGTGATGATAGATATAATGAAGCAATTCGTATTATAGGCGATTATATATGGGAAAAAGCACAAGAGGCCGGCAAAAACAAATTTGTTTTAAAATGTGCATCAGAAGGTTATACCTTTTTAGATTTAAAAATTTGGTCTGATGTATTTGAATACATTAATCATGGATACTTAGTAGGTGATGATAAACCAGACATAGTAACTATGAACCATTTTGCAATGATTTGGGCATGTGCTCCTCATACAAAAAACTATCGATATATGATAGAACACAACAAAAAATATAAATTAATGTTGCATATGGCTCAGATATGTACTAACGGATTAGAAGATACACTTAATAGTCAATGGTCTAGGGCCAATAAAGAAGAACAAAAAACATTAAGAAAATTAAACAGTAAACCAAAAATTAAACCCTATAAATTTTTGTTTTACAACAACCATCCTAAAATAAACAGAATTTATTTTGTAGGTCAAATAATTAGACGAAATTTACATGACAAAGGAATGATGTCATTAAACATAACTGAAGATCAGTGGTGGAATTGTATTGAACAATATGCTGATCCTGACAATGATTTTATTCAAGCCTTTTTCCCTGAAACAGGGCCAGACGTGTTTCAAGCATTGATTAATAACAAAGATTTGACCTTACAATTAAAAGGTTTAGGAAGCAGAGATTACCAAGGCACCAATCAATTTGATTTAAATAATTTTCATATGGACCAAGATCAATGGATATCTTTAGGTGAAGATACTATTGAACATGTAAATAAATGTTATTTTGCTATTATTACCGAAACAAAATACTTACAAGATGTAACTAATAAAACTCATCCAAACTTGTATAGTTCCGGCTGGAAGGTGCAGAGGCCAACCGCTATCTACGAAGAAAAGGAAGTAATTGACCATGAGTATGAATTTCCATGTACTATAGATACTAACTTTATAGATTGTATTACATTTACTGAAAAAACATATAAATTTATTATGGCAAAAATTCCTTTTATTTTGTGTGGCATGCCCGGTGCGTTAGCAGTATTAAGAGAAACAGGATACAAGACCTTTTCGCCATGGATTAATGAAGCATATGACTTGATCGAAAATGACGAAGATAGAGCAGTTGCAATTGCTGATGAAATCGAAAGGCTATGTTCTATGAATGATGAGTGGTGGTTAGACGCCCAAAAAGAACTTATCCCTAGACTGGAATACAACTTTCAACATCTTATTGCATCTAATGGAAGGTGTCAACAAACCTTCAGATTTGCAATCGGCGCTCACACCGAAGATTAATTTACCCAATTTACCCATAAAGGCTTGCAATATACGTATATTTTGCGTATAATAGCATATTATTAAATGATAAATAAGAGACTCATATGAAATATGCCCTTATAGATACGGCAAACACGTTTTTTCGTGCCCGTCATGTCGCAAGTCGGAATTCAAATACTTGGGAAAAGATAGGTATGGCACTGCATCTACAGTTAGCATCTGCTAATCAGGCAGTGCGTAGGTTTGGTATTGACCATGTTGTATTTTGTTTAGAGGGTCGTTCATGGCGTAAAGAGTTTTACACACCTTACAAAGCAAATCGTAAGGTAGCGGCACAGTCATTGACTGAAGCGGAACAAGAAGAAAATGAAATGTTTTGGGAGACTTATGAAACATTTACAACGTATCTCAAGGACAAGACTAACTGTAGTGTCTTACGAGATCCCAATGCTGAGGCTGACGATTTGATTGCTCGTTTCATTGCATTACATCCTGATGATGAACATGTCATTATATCTAGTGACTCAGATTATGTTCAACTTATCGCAGAGAATGTACATCAATACAATGGCGTGTCTAATCAGTTTATCTGCTTAGATGGTTACTTTGATGACAAAAATCGTCCAATCAAAGACAAGAAAACAGGTGAACCCAAGTTACTTGAAGACCCTGCTTATCTACTCTTTGAAAAATGTATGCGTGGCGACACTACTGATAATGTGTTTAGTGCATATCCAGGTGTACGTAAGAAGGGTACAAAGAACAAAACAGGTTTGCTAGAAGCATATGCAGATAAAGACAAGGGTGGATTCAACTGGAATAACATCATGTTACAACGTTGGACTGATCATAATGAAGTCGAACATAGAGTACGTGATGATTATGAACGCAATCGTGTGTTGATCGATTTGACAGCACAACCCGAGGTTATTAGAAATCAAGTTGATACTACTATCAAAAATGGCGTAAATGAAAAGAAAGAAGTCCCTCAAGTAGGTGTACACTTTATGCGTTTTTGTGGTAAGTATGAACTTAACAGAATCAGTGATCAAGCAGATAGTTATTCTAAATGGTTGAACGCACCATATTCAGGGAAACTAGTAGATGGTTAAAACTGAAAATAAAATTTACGTTTACGAACTTAATGGAGAAAAAATGATATTAGATGTAGAATTGACTGCAAAGCCCGTCAAAGATGATGAGTTTTGGATTTTAAAAGACGGCGAAAGAAAAGTCGGTAATGTTTGTGCAAACAATGTAGGAACATTTAACGTTACTTTACAAGACGAAGTATTTGAATTTGAGTCTATCAAAAAGATTCAAAAGAATACCAAAATTAAGTTTGTGGCACCCAAAGAATCTAAGAAACAAACAGAGACACCTTACCCAGAGTATCCTACTACAGCAAGGACATATAACTCTGTGTATGATGTAAAAAGAGGTCTTCATGTTTTTACAAAAACAAAAAAATCAAAATGTTTTCATGCCGCAGGTTATTTTGTAGTCGAACATAATGGCATCGAACAAGTAATATTTTGTCCAAAATATATCTTTATTCAAAGATATCCCTATCAAGGACCATTTAAAACACGTGAAGAAGCAAAAAATCTGATAAATATATAAGCATATTATGTTACGCATAAAAGATTTTGTGAACACGGTATCATTGGGAGAAACGAAAAGGAAAACTACTATTGTACTTCCAATCGAACAAGCCAAAGGTTTACGTGATGAATTAGTTATGTTGTTAGCAGATTTGCATGAATTAAAAAAGGAAAAGGATAGTGAAGAAACAATTAGTGTACAAGTTAAAGGCGGCTCTTTCAAGTGAGTAGAAGCCAACCCCATGTCATATTGGAGTATGTCGATAAAGAAACATACAAATGCGATCAAATTATCGAAGCATCAGGTATTTGGGCCGTATACTATGATGATCAGCCTATTAACCTAAAATCCTCACATTATCTAAATGACGATGCGGCCCCAAAGTATAAGAAAACTAGTTTCTCTAATCCGGGACATGCAAGAAATCTGTGCCGTAAATTGAATTCTCAATTTAAAACAGATAAATTCACAGTAGTATTTTTAAACTCCGGACGTATTGTTTATCCGGATGATCTTTCCTAAATCCAAAGAAGAAATAACTAAAGCAGTTCTTAAAGAAATACCTGAAGGTGTTGTGCCTTCCAATATGCCTATAGGAGACATTGTATTTAAAATATGGTTAACAGGTAGGGGAGGACAAGGCTTAAGACTAAGTGAAGAAGGACTTAGATTATTTGATTTAGCAAAACTTGAATACTATGATTTTGAGTTGGGACTTAATCCTAAAACAATGCACAAAAGAAGAATTATTGCTCCGGAAGCATTTATACAAGAAATTATAAAAAAGATTAAATGTCCATATTATCTCGGAGTCCATAAGTTAAGAGATAAAAAAGGTGAACCTTTTATCAGAGTGTATGATCATAAGACAGCCATGATGATTACATTACATGGTAATTTAAGAGAATATTTAGAGTCTGTATGACACTTTATGACACTTTATGACACTTGCT